TTGCTGACTGCTGTGCCACGATGGCTTGGACTTCGGTGGCAGTGCGCGGGTTGCCAGACGGTTTGTTGAGCGATTGGCGATACTGAGAGAGGTTGCCTTGAAGAACATTCTCAAGGTCCGCGTTGACCGCCATAGGAGCGTCCAGAACGCCAGCAATGTTTTGCTGAATGACTTCGTAGTCGGGCGGGAGAATGGCATACGGTCCTTGCTGAACGACGCTCGTCTTGCTCAGAGCGTTCGGGTTGAGAGGGCGGAAGAGAATCTGGGTGCGAGCGAATGCGCTATCAACCATCGAGCAACGCAGACGATTCTTCAGTTCCATCGCCTGGAGCATCTTGATGCCCAAGCCTTTGACGCCGTGATGCTCGCCATCGCCACGGTCGTAGTACATCGGATGGATAACCTGTTCCCACCGGCTGAAGCGTCGCAGCTTCTTGTACATGAAGTCCTCGCTGTCACGCTCATCGATGATGACATGGCTGATCTGACCATCGAACTCCTTGTAGAAGATGTGGCACATCAAGACCACTTCGGAGCGAGCCGAGAACGTGATGTCGTTCGAGCGAAGCTGACGCTGGAAGAACTCCCAATCGTATTGGACGCCGGAGCGATACGGCTCGGGCATCGCAGCGCGAATACGCTGGCGAACGTAATCCACGTTCCAACCGGCGGCGCGAGCGGCTTCCTCGTCTTGAATCTTCTCGAAAAGATCATCGACACCCATGCGGGTTCGGACAGCAGCCACTTTCCAGTCGCTGACGTTCGACTTGGTTCCATCTGGAACGAGAAGATCCGTCGCCATGATAGCCTTACACCGCCAATCGGTGCTGTCTTCGAAAATCAACGGGCCATCGCCAATAAGGACCATCTCACGCTGCGAGAGCTGCATGAGGTAGTCGAAGTCTTTGTCCATCTTCTGGAGACGGTCGAATTCCTCGGTAATGATCTTCGACCACTCCTCCCGCTTATCCATGTCGTTGCCGTAAGCGGTGCGAATGTTGGCGTAGGTCGGAACCTCGGCGAACACATCGTAGAAGGCAGACATGGCCAACGTGAGGAACGCTTCCGATTCACGGAAGTTCACATTGGTTCGGAACGCTTGGTTGTTACGACGCAGTTCGGCAGGATTGTACGGAGGGTTACCATCAACAAGACCGCGCAACTTGGCGCGCGTCACGTTCCGCAACTGATCGGCCATGATCAGCTTCTGGAAAATTTCGCGAGCTGATGCCGCATCGGCTATGCGCGTTTCAGGCGCTTTGCCGTTTTCGTTGATGGTTTCAAGCGGCAGTTGGGCTAGGTTTCCGTACATGGTCGTTTTTTCCAGCAGTGAGCCGGAAGGTTTTCGTTCTCTGTAGCGTCCGTAAATTTATGGAGTGTTTCAATGGGAAACCACACCATGCTTCTGATAAAGCAACCACAAAATTCACAGCTCTGAACCTGCTCGTCATACGGCGTATTGCCGTGCTGCGAGAAGGTTTTTACAGCCTCCTTGAGGACGCGAGCGTTGCATCCGGTGCATCCAAGTGGTTTGCGATTGAAGCGACAGCCTGAGCAGATGCTGGCGCGTCGATTTGCCTCCGCCTGATCGACTTTTCCGCCGCCAACAGTCAGGCCATGAAGCAAACTCATGCTGAATCGGATGACATCTCCGATCTGGAGTGACTTTCGACCTTCGGGTTTTGGAAGTTCAACCTCGTTGTAAGCGCAGTCGGCACCGTTACGACACGCATATTCGGTGATTAAAGTGTCGAGGTTGCTTGGAATTGGAATCGCGTTCGCCGTGTAATGGTTGCGGACGAACTCATGGAGCTGCGGCCATGATCCGCCCATGATTTCAATGCCAGTCTCAGGAACTCGGTAATGCCATCCGCCGGGGATGACCATGTGTTCGTTGAGAACCCTGTATCCGGTAGCTTTGCTCATTCTTCGATTGATTCGTCGTGGTAGATTGAATCGGCGTCCCGAACGAGCTTTTCCCAGACTTTGTCCATTCTGGTTGCTCGCGGTTCGAGGACAGCGGTTTTTCGAACTAGATCAAGCAAGACTGTAGCTGCGTCGGCCAAGTCAGGCGATTTGCCGGTTCGCTGCTTCATCACAGTCTTCGATTCGACGGATATCTTCCGCTTGGAATCGTCGAACATGCGCGCGCAGAACTCTTGCAGCGTCTCGATGTCCATTCCACCAACTCGCTCCTCGACAACCCATTTACGCATCGAGAACCAAAGTTCCGTCACTTTGCGGTCGTATGCCTCATTGCATGGCCGACTATCCTCGTCGCTGACCGGAATGGCCGATGGAGAGCCGCCGAACTCAACGCGATGAACAATACCCCATTCGCGAGTCAGAATGTCCGCAAGACCGCCACCTTCACCGCTTGAATCGAGAGCGAACTTGTCGGGCGACACGCCCCGCTTGCCGCACTCCTCTTTGACCCGATTGGCTATTTGGTAGTGAACAGGCTCAGTTAGTTGTGCATTTGGAGATATCTGAACCACATCGCCAAAAAGTATGCTAATTTTATCGTTAGCGGTGCCAACCTTGGCAAAGCGGAGAACGCATCTGTCGCCGCCAAATCCTGGGTCAAGACCGGCTACCGACTGAATATTCGTAGTAAACACCAACTTTCTTGTAGGTGTGTGCGTCTCGATCAGTGATTCGGACAACACCGTCTTGACCATGCCGTCAGGACTCCAGAATCCGCGCGTGTATTTCCAGAATGTAGGACTCTGCTCACCCTCATGTCGCATAGCGGATAACACCTGATCATGCGTTATAAGGTATGGGTACTTCGTTCGCCCTTCGCTGATGTTGGGCGACTTCATGCCGTCAAATCGTCGGCACATGCCACGCTCGGTCAGCCAATGCTGATCTTCAATCGTTACGCTGCGCCAACCCTTTGCCGGTGTGCAGAATCGACCGTGTGGGTCGTACTTCGATGCCGGATTACCGATAACCAACATCTTGAACTCGCGGCAACCCTTGGAAAGGTTGGTACAAGCCTCGAAAGCTGCTTCGGGCGTATCCGTCGCTTCGTCGATGATGACCATCACTCGCTCGGCGTGAATACCCTGAATGTTGGCCACAGCCTTCGAAGTGTTGCCTTCGGCGACGGCAATGGCTGAAATCGAATGACGGTCGTCGCCTTTGATGGCCTGAAGCGCCATCTTCGAATCGACCATGTTGCCGGGAAATCCGCGCGATTTTCGAACAAGATCCTGAAGATTGGCCCACATACGCTTGCGGATCATTTTCGCGGTTGTGGACGTAAGAACGACGGTCGATTTTGCGGGGTTAGACAGCCACCAGACTGTTGCGAAAAGCGTTGCGCCAAAGGTCTTTCCGCTCGCACCGCATCCAGCCCAACCGACGTAATCATGCTCGCAGAGGCTTTCGACCTGAGCTTCCAGCCACGGATTCCAGCTTAGCTTTGGCCATAGCATTTTCGTCGCATTCCGAAAATGTTCGAAAGTACCCAATCCACCCTCGTTTGGCTGGAGTCGGTTTCGGAATGCGTAAAGTTCAAGTTCTAGGTCAGGAATCTTGACCGGTGAACGAATTCCATACTTGTGCTGAATAAGTTGATGCTCGGACGCTTGCTCTGCCATAGTTTGGCCTTGCAATAGTTCTCGCTGGACTTGAGGTTCTGCGAAAGGAAAATTATGCCGTCGCAACTTGTTTCTTCATCCGGCTGCTGCCAGCCTTGCGACTCCGAGCCGGTAGTCGTGAATATCCCCGGCCCTCAAGGGGCTGCGGGAGCCAACGGTACGAATGGCACGAACGGAATCGATTCGTTCACCTACACGACAGCCTCGTTTTTTGTTCCGGCTCTTGGCGCGAGCGTCCTTGTTTTCGTAGATAATACCCAATTTCTGCCAGAATCGGTTGCTGGCCAGTTCTTCGTATCGATTCAGGGTCTTGGATACATGCAGGTGCTGTCGGTTGATGGACTGCAACTGACGCTTCAAAACCCTGCTGCGGGTGTCCTTGGAATCGCCAACGCTGTTCCAACCACCCTGATTCCGGCTAATTCCCTTATCACTCTGGCTGGTGCGATTGGGGCGACTGGCGCTCCTGGTGCGTCGGGCGGCGCTCCGGTTGGCGCGTCGTACATTTGCCGCACTTCAGACGCCACGCTGACGAACGAGACTGCTCTCGATTCGCTATCTGCTGGCTACCTCAAGACTCAAGGATCTGGTGGATTTGGTGCTGTTTCGACTGTTGCCTCTGTTCCTGTAGCGGACATCAGCGGTGTTCTTCCGATTGCGAAGGGTGGAACAAATCTGTCCTCCACTCCAACCAATGGCCAACTGCTCATTGGCAATGGAACGGGATACACGCTGGCAAGTCTGACCGCTGGTTCGAACGTCACGATTACGCCGGGTGCTGGAACTATTTCAATCGCTGCCACAACCGGAGGATCTTCATTCAACTACGTCACGTTTACGCGGAGGCTGACTGGTTCTAATACGGTTGCATCATTAACGACTAAAAATCCATTCAGTCTTGGAGATTTTCCCTCTGGCTCTTGGGTGACACTGGACCCATCGGCTGGGTTCACTGCCGCTACCGGACGCTTTACGGTTCCTTACACCGGATACTATCGGATTGATGCGTTTTTAAATCTAGTAGGAGTTGGCGGTACGTCAAACTTGACTGTATTGTTAAGAAAAAATGGTTCTAATGTTTTGCAAACATTGAATTTTACGGTAACAAACGCATCTCCAAACGATCCTCCGGTATCTGTTTCTTATATTGATCAAGCTACCGCAATTACTGATTACTACGAACTGTTGATACAGTCTACAGGGGTTTTTAATCTAACTGTATCAACCGACTCTTCATTGTTCGTCCAGCGTATTCAGGCTTAAACCATGAGCGAACGCGCACCACGAAGGTACACGGACGGATCTGTCACCTTTGAAGGTGGCATTGACGCTGGCGTGATGCCGTCTGAGGTGGACAAGAATCAGGTGGCGTTTGCGGTGAATGCCAGCTTCCGGCAGAGTTTCATTTCTCCTCGTCCCGGCTTCATTCAGAAGGATTACAATCTCTGCACCACGATTACAGCGGACAATGCTGAAGTTACGGCGGATCAAACCAACGTGACGGCTGATGGATGGTCGGAGAATTGTTACGGTCCTCAGAGCTTGACCGGCACGTTCCAGTGCGCGCTTCCATACATCGGAGACAACGGTCAGACGTTTATTTTGATGCTGATCAGTGGTAAAGTGTGGCTTTACGACTGCCTTCAAAATAACGCCCAGAATTTGACGGTTTCTCCGAATCTTGAGAATCCTTCCAACCTGCTTGATGGATGGATGGTTCAAGCGGAGAACTTTGTCGTCATTCAAGATGGATTCAGCAAGCCGCTGATTTTCAACGGAACGAATCTGCGCCGCGCAACCGACGACGAAATAAAGACCGGGAAGATTATGTCCTACGTCAATGGACGCATCTGGTACGCGCTTCCTGACGGGTTTTCGTTTCGAGCGACTGACATCGTTTATGGGGATGGAACGCGAGCCAGTGTTCTCAAGGAAACCGAGAATACCTTCCTTAATGAGGGCGGAGACTTCGCGGTTCCGTCGGATTCAGGAGGCATCACGGCAATGGCCGTCCCCGGCAATCCAGATACGTCGCTTGGGCAAGGACCGCTTCTTATCTTCACTCCGCGATACGTCTTCAGCATCCAAGCTCCAGTAGATCGTGATACTTGGAAGAACCTGAATTATCCGATTCAGGCTATCAGCTTGCTGACCAGTGGCGCGCTTGGCTCTAGGTCTGCCATCACGGTTAACGGAGACGTTTTCTACCGAGCTGTCGATGGAGTTCGCTCGTTCATCATCGCTCGTCGTTCGTTCAACGATTGGGGGAATACACCCATCAGCAACGAAATCCTAAACATCGCAGAGAACGATCAGACGAATTTGCTGTGGGCCAGTTCTGCGGTTGTGTTCGACAACCGTCTGCTGATGACTGGACAGCCTCGTTACAGGGCTGACGGAGTTATCCACAAGGCGTTGATGGTTCTTGATTTCGATCTGATTACCTCGCTGAGGAAAAAATTTCCTCCTGCTTGGGCTGGAATCTGGACCGGATTGGATGTGTTGCAGATTCTCAAGACCGAGAACGCTTACGGAGACGCTTGTTTCGCAATCGCTCGCGGATCGGACAACACAATCCAGATTTGGGAGGTCAGCAAGACCAGCAAGTTCGATTCGAATCTATCCGATCCAAAGAAGGAGATTCAATGGTTGGTTCAGACTCGCGCCTACAATTTCGAGCTTCCGTTCGGACTGAAGAAGCTCGATTCGGGCGACATTTTCATCGACTCGCTAGATGGCAACGTCGGATTCAACGTGGAGTATCGTCCTGACCAGTACCCTAGCTGGCTTGAATGGGCGGAATGGAGTGAGTGCGCGATTACGACGCAGTGTGATAACCTTTGTCCGATAAGCAACTTTCAGCCTCAGTACAGGCCGAAGATGCGGTTGCCGACTCCTACGGATATCCCGTGTAATTCCACGATCAGCACTCCAACCAGAAATCTTTACGAGGTTCAGCTCAACATTTCGATTTCCGGTTACTGCCGCATCAAGAGCATTCGAGTTCACGCTTACGACGTTCAGGAATCTGCCGTTGGCGAGTGCAGGACATTCCAGGGGTGCAAGATTCTTGAAGGTTGCGACATAAATCCACTTCTCTACTCATCGGAATAGTATGGCAAATCTAACGCTCATCACGCTCACAGCTCCAAGCCTTCCGTACAATTATTGTCCGTCCAACTACCAACAGTTGGCCAACGATATCATCGGCGGCACGCAAGCTACGTTTAACAGCGCGATTGGAAACTCGTTCTTCAACTTTGGCCCGACTGTTCCTGCGCTGAACAATCAGGTTTATCCGTGGTTGGATGAGAATGGGAATTGGTGGGTGTTCAATCAGGGACGGTGGACAAGCAAGAATCCTGTTGCTCCAAACGGATTTGATCGTCGCATCTTTGTAGGAACACCGACCGATCTTCTTTCGTACGACGGTGGCGACGGTACTGCAACTGCCACGGATGTTACTGGTCCGATGTGGATGATTGACACGTTGTTTGAGGCTCGTTTTCCGGTTGGCGTTGGTTCTTTTGCGGCAAGCGGAGCTGTTTCGGTTCAAGGAACTACCACCACAACTTCCGTTGTTGGCGAGGACAAGCACACGCTGACAGTTCCCGAAACTGCATTCAACGAACACACTCACGGTGTCGCTCAACTGATTGCACCGGCAAACGACGATTACTACCTCGTCAACAAGTCGTGGAGCGGACTTGGGTCGTACCCGACGCAGATTCTTCAAGGTGCTGCTGGAAGCGGTGGCGGTGGCGCTGGACCGAGCATCACGACCGGCGACATCGGAACGACCACTTCCGACAAGACTGGTAATGACAGCCAGAATGCTGTTGGCCACAACAACCTGCCGCCGTTCTACGGTGTTTACTTCATCAAGCGAACTGCCCGAGTCTACTACACCAAATGAAGCTAATCGTTCAGGACATTCGCTCCACAATCGCTCGGGTCATCGGCACATGTGTCGATGATCAGCGCGTTTATGATTACATCAATCAGGCGTGTCGAAGGCTTCTACACAAAGGGTTGTGGGCTGGAGCGTACGGACGCTTCACGATTCACACCGTAGGTGGCTGCATCACTTGGCCGCGACAGATCGAAACCATCGAGGCTGTAGCTGACTGCTGCGGAGTCGGAACGGTTCGCAATCAATGGTTCGAGTTTCAGGAAACCGGATATGGACTTCTCAATGGCAATCAAGTGTGCGTTGGGAAGCAGCTTATTGATCGTGGCACTGTGGTTTCTTACCGCGACATGTCTGGCGGTACTAACAGCTATCTTCGAGTCTACCCTGGCGACGCTTCGGATGTCGGCAAAACCATCACGCTGCAAGGTGTTGATCAGAACGGTCAGTGGATTCGAACGCAATCCAGTGGCGCGTGGATTGACGGAGAAAAGCTGACGCTCGCTTTGCCGTACGTTCAGTCTACCAAGAAATTTATCGAACTGACCGGCGTCATTCGTGGGGCCACGAACACGGTCAGCCGCTTGTACGAGTACGATGCGACGACTGCTCTGGAAACGGATCTGGCAGTTTACGACCCTGATGAAACTTTGCCGCAGTATCGTCGCAGTTACCTGACAGATCGTTGTAACAACGACGAGGATAAGCCGGTGACGGTCATGGCGAAGATGCGCCACATCAACGCGACGAGCGTCAATGACTACCTTATTCCTCCGTGCGCTGATGCCATCAAGCTGATGGTCATGGCCATTCGAAAGGAAGAGAACGATTTGATTCAGGAAGCAGTGGCCTACGAAGCCAAAGCGGTTCAAGCTGTGCAGGAGCAGACGATGCAGTATCTGGGCGACGCTGTCGCGACGATACGCATGGTCGGTGTAGGATTGAATGGCGGTGGATTCTCGCAATGGTTCTGAACCTCAACATCGACTTTGCGCTGGCTGATGCGACTCCGAAAAAACTGGAGTTGCTTCAGGCTGTCTTTGACGCGCATGACATGGCGGCTCGGAACAATCAGAACGCTAGTTCCGGCGCTGCGGTGAACGCTTTCTTTGGAAGCGCCCAGCTTACTAATGGAATCGCTTCAGCAATCCTGACTTTGGGCGATGCACACGGCCCGATTGGACCTGCTCGATTCGTTTACGAACGATTCGATGAGCGAGCGTTGAAGTCGGCCATTGAAGCTGGCATGAAGATTCCCGGCTTCGGCAATTCGTTCTTTAAGGATCGGATCGATCCGGCATGGAGCCGTGTGCGTGAGATTATCGCTGCGGACTTCCATAACGCGAACGCTCGAATCGAACAGCTTCACGGATGGATAAAGGAAGCTGGAAAGGATGTTCATCCGAATGCAGCTCTTTATACCGCAGTAATTTGCAGTGAGCTGGGTATGATTCCTAATTCGGAGTCGGCTATCTTTATCCTCGCGCGTACTGCCGCGTGGACTTCTTTGTGCATAAAAAATGAAAGGTAAGCTCTTCCAAATTTGCGGTCTGCCTCGATTCGGATCGGCATTCATGTCGGTCCTTTTCTCGTTGGAAGCGGACTGCCTTGGCCTACATGAGCAGGGTGCGACCGATCCGAATTGGAAGCAGTCGATTGAAGAATACCGGACTCGTTACAAGTACGTCGCTGACTGCTCGACTTACGGATATCTTCCAAAGGCAGTCGTGCATGATTCGGTGAAGGTGTACGTCAAAAAGGACGCAGAAGCGTCGGCCAAAGAATGCACTGAGCGATTCGGCTACGAGGTTCACCTTCCTTCGGTTCAAGCGCTTCGTGAGTACGCGGATGCATGGGCATCTTTGCACGGCGTGATGACAATCGAGGAGAACGAGCTTTTTAAGGTGGATACTTTGCGGCGGGTGTGGGTTCATTGCTTCCAGAACGAGCGAGCTTTTCCAGAGGAAAAAGCTGCACGTTTGGTAACCATGAACATCCAACGTCACGAACCTGAAAAGGTGTTCTCGATTGAGAACGGCAATCGTCTTGTGAAGGAGGTATTTTAATTTATGGGAGCTATTCTAGGTGGTGCGGCAATCCTTGGCGGAACGAGCTTGCTTGGCGGATTGCTGAGCAAGGGCAGCAAGCCAAAAGTTCCAGCATTTAAGCCGATTGATTTTCAAGCTGAGCAGAAGCAAGCGATTCAGCAGAACATCGAAGCGCTTCAACCTGCCACGGAACTCGCTCAAAAGACGACCGCCGCTGAGCAGTCTCAGCTTGAGGCGCAGCTTCGTCGCGCGATTCCTGGCTATGACCAGTTGATTCAACAGGCTGGCAAGAACATTGGGTCAGCTTTGCGCGGCGAGGTTTCTCAAGATGTTGCATCTCAGCTTCAACGCTCCGCCGCTGGACGCGCGCTTGGCGGAGGGTTTGGCGCTGGAAGCGGAATGGGCCGAGCATTGTCAGCTCGCGACTTTGGTCTGACATCGATGCAGATCCAGAACCAAGGTCTGGCGCAAGCTCAGAACTTCATCCAGCAACAACGGGCGTTTGGAATGGCTCAACCGTTCTCGGTGAGCAGCATGTTCATCACACCATCTCAGCGAATCGGAGCTTTGCAGCAGCAAAATCAGCAGCAATACAATCGTGACTTGCAAGCTGCTCAAGTGGCTGCGATGCCTGATCCTACGATGGCTGCAATCGGAGGAGCGATTTCCTCTGCCGGTGGATTTGCTGGTGGCGCGTATACGCAGCGTGGGTTGATGCAGCAGATGCCAAATTTGTACGCCACGACTCCCGGCGGTTCACCAAGCGTAAACAGTACCACAATCGATTACAGCACAGGTGAAACGGGATATCCGAACCCGATGTCGCCTTTCGCCACTTACGCAGTGCCTCCGTCAACTTTCTATCAGGGAAGAATAGGTTAATCTTATGGCCGACGAAACCCTTCAAGCATTTCAGCTAGGCGCAAGCCTCTACGACCGCGCGCAGACGCAAAAGCGGATGATGGAGCAGTTCCAGATGCAGACGGCTGATCAGATCATGCGCCAGCGTCAGGCGGATCTTCAGAATAAGATTCAGTCGAAAGCGTATGCGGATGCACTTGCAGAGTCGGAGGCGCAGAATCTGGAATACGACGCTTTTCAGAGCTTCAACCAGCAAGTTTCAGACTTTTTGAACAGCACGACAGAGGGTGCCGCAATGCCTGCGCTTCCTCGGTTTAAATCAAAGCAGTTCAATCAGGAGGCTACTCGACTCATCAACGGCCTTGAGCCGTATTCTGCTCGCGCAGAGCTGTTGAAGAAGCAGGCAAAACTTGCCGCTTTTACTGATCAGCTTGAGGGAAAACGAATTGATGACGCTCGAAAATATGGTGCATTAACACGAACCGCTGACGGAAAGTACGTCATTGATGATGCGTTGATTGCAAAAAAACGATTAGAAGAAGAGCAGCTTGGAAAGGCTGCTAAAATTTCTTCGGTTGCAGGTCTTGCAAGTGAAGATTCGATTAGGGCGCTTGGACTTGCTCCTGAAATTGAACTTCAAGCAATTCAGACAATGCGCGCAAAACAAGCGCAAAAGTCCCCCTTGACAGCTGCACTTGCTGATTGGCAGCAATCTGCTGAAGACCAAAAGGATGCTAAGTTTCAGATTCTGAAAGCTGCGGCAGCTAAAAGTGGTCAGGACATTATTGTCGGTCCTTCTGGAGAATTTGAGTTCAAAAAGGCCATTCCGCAGCAAGTTCAGACCCAATTGTTCAATGGAATCAAATCGGCCAATGCCGCGATTGACTTAATAGACAGCATAAATGATTCAGAACTTAAGAATGCATTTAATGTCAAAGGTGCTGCTAGAAGTTTGGGGCAAAAAATACCACTGCTTCCAAAATTTGGAGGCGGATTAAACCAATCTCAATTAGATATAAATCAAAAATTCGGCATACTAACGGGATTGTCTGCAAGAGGGTTGCTTTCTGAAACCGGACGACTTACGGAAGGTGATGCAAAAAGAGCAGAACGATTGCTTTCTTATGGTTTTGCAACATCTAGTCCAGAGCAGGTAAGGCAAAGCTTGAATGGGCTAAAATCGCTTTTCCAAGAGGCTAAAGATAGGATGAAATCTCCGTTTGAAGGTATTATTGGAAGCCAAGAAGTTCTAAAAATTGACACCAAACAGCAAGAGCCGGGAGGACAGGCTCAATCTCAAGTTCAGGTTACGGATGTTTTTTCGGCAATGAAACAGCCTCCTGTCTTCAATTCGGTTGAAGAGGCTGAAAGAACGGTTCCATCTGGAACCAAGTACAAGGTCGGAAACAAGTTCTACCGAAAGCAATAACATGCCATCTACGGAAATTACTGAGGAAGAGTTTTACGCCGAAGAGCAACCCGCTCAACCGGTTACAGCGCAGCCTACTCAGGAAATGTCTGCGATGTCTGCTCAGTATCAGGTTCCGCAAAGGACTGGAGCTGATCCTTACGCGAGCATGTTTCAGGCTGGTTCTCCGCAGCAGCTTCAAGCGGCTGTTAATGACGCTGGTAAAATCGGAGAACAGAAATCTGTCCAAGGACAGGCTGGGCAATATGTAACGCCATATTTCCAGCGTCCCGGTGTTATGACTGCTCCCCCTAGTGTTGCAACATCGGAGGAGGAAAAGAAAAGGGCTGCTGAACAGTTGGCAATTTCCGCTGGATTGGTTGGCAGTGCCATTGCTCCTGCTTTTTTGCCAGAGGCTTTAACTGCCGCTGCAACAACGGGAACACTAGGAACAAGGTTGCTTGCCGGTGGAGCTGTAGGTGGAACAGCAGGAGCAACTGCTGGAGCGTTTCAAGCTATCCCAGAACTGCTTCGAGGGGAGTATGGCGAAGCGGCAAAAACTGGATTGAGGGAAACTGCTGTAGGAGCAATCGGTGGCCCACTTCTTACTGAAACTGGAAGAGCGTTCGTAAAGCCAGCAATCGCTGCAAAAGAATTTCTCACTGGAGAAGGATTCAAAGGTGCAATGGCGACATTCTTCCGGCCAAGATATTCTCCGAGAGTTGGTTCGCTAGAGACTACTCAGCTTCGCGACATCATTGAATCGTCTACCGGAGTTAGAGTTCCGGTTGGCGTCGCCGAAGCGATTGGCGAGCCGGGGCTTACTGAGGCAATCAAGAACGCCCCAGTTGGTGCAGAGGTGACACCTCAACACATGGAAAGCCTTAAGAGGCTGATCGTCCTGAATGCCACCGAGCTTGGCGGAAAGAACACTGGAATCACAACCGACGAGCTGGCAAAGAGTGCTGTCGATATTTTGAGGAGGCGACTTGGAGCCGTTTCTAAGCCTTACGAAGACGCAATCGGAACGCTTTCAGCGCAGTTGAAGCCTTCAATCGACAAAGGTTTGATCGATGTTCAGAACTCGGCCAATGCGCTGATTCCAGGCACTGCCGCAACACCTTCGTTTCTTGGAAACAGGTTTCGAGAACTTCAACAGGCTGGATACGATTTCTTCAAGCAAACCGACACTAAGAATTTCAACGCGCTTCGGAATGATGCTTTTTATCAAAATCTGACAGTAAAAACACCAAGCATGTCTGAGTGGGCCAACAACATCGACGCGCAAGCAGTCCAGATGTTTAAAGGAACACCGGAGCAAGCTGGTGGACTTGTTGATGAGTTTGGATTTCAGATTCCCAAGGAAGAGGTTCTTGCAACTCGCGGAATTCCTTCAACCTATCCAAAAGGTACGCGCGAATATGTGGCCGCTATCGGAAACATGACTGAAGATCAGTCGCTTGATGCGCTTCGGAGATATCGCACTCAGATTGGAGATTCCATCGGAAAGGACGACTTGCTTCCAGGCCTTTCAGACAAGGCAAAGAAAGACCTTTACAAGGCAATCACCACGGACATCGACAATGCAATTTCTAATCTCCCAACAGGAACTCTTCGAGAAAAACTCGACGTTGCAAACAAGTTCCACCGCGAAAACGTAGACAAGTTCGTTGGCCGTCAAGTTCAGTCGCTGATCAAAGATGTTGGCGCAGAAGGCGGTGCTGGACCTGCGTCAATCGCAAGCAAGCTAGAGTCCGCTGATGCCCCCACTTTCCTGGAGTCAATCAAGAGTGCGGCTCGACCTGAAGACGCTGCGGCAATCGATTCTACCGCAAAAGAATACTTGTTCAATCAGGCCGCAAAGTCTGGACTCGATCCGGTTACTGGGGAGATTTCAGTTTCCAAAGTCGTCAACTACATCAATGGGCTTGCGCCTGAAATCCAAAGTCGATTCTTTCCGAACGCAAAGCAAATTGCTGGCTTGGCAAAACGTCAGTCCTCCTTGGCTGGGCTTGATCCTAACAAGGTGGTTTCAAGCCTTACTGTAGATGCAAATGTCCTTTCTGATGCGCTTGGCTCAAAAGCTCCCGAAATCCAAAAGACGATTGCGGAAGCCATAAAAGCTGCTGGAGAAAAGGATAAGCAGTTTCGTGGAACCATTCTTGGCGCGCTTAAGAAAGCATCGTCAAGCGATGTGACTGACATTGTTTCTCAGAATCCTAAAAAGTTCATCGGTGGAATTGTCGATGGTTCATACACGCCAGAGCAAAGCCGAGCTGCCCTCGACATGATTGGACGCGAAAGTCCAATGCTGGTTCAGCAACTTCAGTTTCAATACGTCAATGATTTGATCGAAAAGTACACCACATCGGGTGTTCTAAATTCAAAGCAGTTGGCGTCTGAACTTGCTGGTGAGTCGATTGTCGGAAAAGCAAGTGATGTTCGAAATTACTCTGATGCAATACTTGGTGGAGGAAAGGTTTCTAAACTCAAGGCAGTCTTGGACAATGTTTCAAAACTCGAAAACCTAAAGACTCCAATCGCATCGAATGATCCGCTTGTGGAGGCGATGGCCAGAACTACTGGCGCAGCGGTTGGTGCAGCGGTTGGTGGCGTCGCTCGGGTTGGTCCTATTGGAACTGCGAATCAAGCGGCCCAGATGGTTAAGTTGGCTCCTCGTGTAAAATACAAGATTGCTTCATACCTTCTTTCAACACCTCAGTTGAGAGAGCTTGCGATGAAGCCAATCGGTCGATTGTCAAAGGATGAACTGAACGCTGTTCTCCGTGGAACTGCTCAAGCTGTTGCCGCCAATGAAGGTGAGGAATCACCCGACATCGACGAACTTCAAAACCTTGAACGATGAAAACCTCCCTCTCCAAAAAAGGTAACACTTGGCGTGGCCGTAAGGTGACGCTCAATTCACCTCGAAAGATCGAGGGTGTTACTCCGTATCCGAAGAAGAAAACGGCATTCGTCAAGAATTCCAAAGGAAACGTGGTTGTCGTGCATTTCGGTGATGTTCGGTATTCCGACTTCACCAAGCATCACAACAAGAAACGTCGGGCAAATTTTCGCTCGCGGCAAAACTGCGAGACGGCAAAAGATAAAACAACGGCTCGTTACTGGGCTTGCAACAACCTCTGGTAATTTTATGGACAAGATGAAACTTGGCGGTGGAGGTCGTTACGAGAAGCTGATCGGCAGTCTTGAGAAGAAGGGTGTGAGAGAACCTCGCGCACTTGCGGCTTACATCGGACGCAAGAAGCTAGGCAAGGCGAAGTTCCAATCGCTCGCTGCGAAAGGTCGTCGCCGTGCTGAGCGTGAGAAAGCTAGCGCTTAGGTCTTCCTGTCCACGGTTTTTTCGCCGCTGCCTTATCGACGACAAACT